GCAATAAATTGCAAAAGATTCTCATAAAAGGAAAAGATCTACTCACGCGCACGTGAGTTAATCAGAAAAACCTTTTAATAGATTCTTATGTAATTATTCACGTACTATGTGATTTGATGAGACCAAATCACACTTGACGCATGTAGAGCATTATTTAAGCGACTACTGTTGTTCCTGATGAGGAATTATAATAGACACTAGGGACACTTAAAAAATAATGTAAATTGAAGTCAGTTCCAATTGAAACATAACGATCAATAGACGTTGAGTTATAAGCACCTGTTACGTAGACTGCAATAGGTGCAAATTTAACTGAAACCATATAGGTATCTAAATTTGTGCCTGTTGCAGTTATTCCAAGTGACCAATGATATGGATTATTGGAACAAAAACGATAATTGTTCATTTGTGGTAATTCACAAGACAAACCTGTCTGTGTGTGCCCGTTCATTAAAACGATACCACCTGCACCTTGAGAGTAAGTGTTAACCCATGTATTGCCAGCACAATTAGAGTTAGTTGCTGAACCATTAGGAATAAGTGTGCGATACACACAAAGCGATCCTGGTCCTGAAAGAGTTTGACCAAATGTTCGTGTCATACCATAACTCGCTATTGCTTCCTGTCCTACTAAATTATTCTCAATATTTGCATTATAATGATATCTTATTGAGCCACGGTTTGCAATAAAAGCTGGTGCAAACCATGCTAAAGAAGTCATCATAGAGTAGTTGAATGGATATGTAGTTGCAGGAGTTTCAACTCCTTTAGCTGTTGCCCACCCATTAGGATCATAACCAGGACAAGGGGGAAAACGTGTTTGATATAAACGCATCTCACCTTTCTGGTCATTAATACCAACTGTTCCAGGATGTTGTGTATCCAAAAATTGACTACGTCGTAACAGTAAACGAATAGAGGGAATAGGTTCTCCATAATTTAACAGATAAATATCTTTATGAACAGATGAGGGTTTAGAATCACCTGCCATAGAGGTATCTGCAAATGTACCACTTCCGCTCTGCGTTGCTATATAAGAAAAGCGTCGATTAATGTCAATAGGATTAGCATATTGTAAATTCTCAGCACCACGCACAAACACCAAAATATTTGCTGGTGCAGTATCAACTGGAGCTGATAAATTAGTTAAACATCGGACAGTAATGCACCCATTATCAGCATTCACAATGGGTGTTGGTGATGAAACGCCTGTGTTCCATTTATTAGTTGAGTCAATATTTCCAATACCAACAAGGGAACTCCATTGTACAGCTTGCATATAGGGCACCCTAAATTCAACTTCATCTGAATCAGCAAGATCAATAACTTTAGTTAAAATACGATTCGAATAATCTGTTGTCGAACCTAAAGCAACCAAAGGGTCCCAAGATATACGCAATCGACCTTGATGAAACCGGGAACAAATGATCTTGAAACGGAAAATAATATCACCTCTCCAATTCCCAAAAGGCACACTAGCCCAACACATTGGAGTTTGATTAATAATATAAGTTCCACCTGAAGTTGGTGAACCACGATCAAACATTCGAGGTGACACTCGTGCACCAAAATATTGTAAGCCACTTGCATCAGTGGTATTCCAATCGACAGACGTAAGATATGATTCCTTTTGAACCAAATTAGCTATTGTCATTTCATCTGTATCATCCAATCCAACCATCGCAGGGGACACAGATAACTCAGCTTTCGGATCTAAAGTAAACTTGGAAACAGGTTCTGCTAAGTGTGCAGATGCCAAATCATGAAATGGTAAATTCTTCATAGGTTTCACATCCTCAATTACAGGCACATTTGACCAACCAAACAATTTCGCAATTTGTGAAACTGAACCGGCTCCTATCTTGGTTGCTGTCGCATATTTACCAATAATTGGAATGTGTTCAAGATAACTCATCCAATCAGAAAGCGCAGCTGCTGGTCCTGAAACAGGACCTACACCATACTCATCAAAAGAACCTTCACCAGATTGCATTGAGTCTTTTGTGGTAGCACCTGTCAGAGTGTAATCTTCACACCACGCATAAATTTGAATAGTAACACCATTAGAAGTTGCACCATTAGCACTCTGCAAGTTCGTATATTGTCGTAACTCCATTTGTCCCATGGCAGCCGTATCAACTGATGTAGTAATATCCAAATAATTTCGATGGTAGAAGAATGGTAAGGTGATTTCACCACCTGAACTGGTTTGTGGATAAATCCAAATACCAGGTTGTTGTGATGCACGTATCATATCACCAGTGGTACTTGAATAAACTGCACTAAATGAAGGCAAAGGGCGATAATTGGCATATACTGCCCCATAGTAAAATGGTGAACTATTCACCATAATTTTCACTTTCAAATTTCCCCTAAAATAAGCGAAATTATCAAGTTTTTTCTTAATAATAGTGTCATTAAAGAAAAGTTGCCATGGGTAAAATGTTGTAATACCAATACCAGATTCTGTCCAAACCTGGGTTTTAATCAAAGTTGGTCGTTCCAAAAAACGGCCAAGATCAACAGCTGTTTGATCGTCAGCTGAGAAAGTAGAATCATCACGTTTTGCGAATGTGATGATTTCTCCCTCTGTTGCGTCATTGAAACGCACAGTCTGGGACACTGTTGTACTTGTGTCCAAAGTATTTGCAGATGATGTATCCATCATTTGTTTATCGACTTGAATCGATGTTTGTAAAGTATTCTCGGTAGATTGTTGATTATTTAAAGGTACATCATGAAACCCATTAGATGTCCTCGAGTCATTTACTTTAGCACCTGCTGACTTACTTAAAAAAGTACTTTGGGGATCGCCCACGCGAGCTCTAAACTTCCCAGATCCACTCTGTCTCAAATGGTGTGACGCGCCATCAGTCGACCAGTAACTATTTGGAAAGACCTCTATTTGGCTAAGCGTTGTGACGCCAAGACCTACGAGGAGGGGCCTTAATCCGTTAGGTATCATATAAAATTCTACCGACGGACAAGAGGTACATACTCTCCTAAAAAGAGTATCCTCTACGGATGATAAATTTGCATCAACCAATTGTAAAACACAACTTGACAAACAATCCTCGCAAAATTGATTGAGAGAACAAGTTGAGCAATCCATATTGGGATCGTCAAATCTACACCGATCACAGAAACTGCACTTAATAATTAGACCATCATCAGTACAACCTCGCATTGGACAATTATATTTATAACAACGATAACAAAGTGCTATATCATCTTCAAATGAAGAAGTACACCCTTGATGTTCTAATTTTTTGTCCAATATTGAATAACGTGAGACTAACTCATCCCACGTCATTAAAGGAATCACCATATATGATTCCAAATTCAGCTCGCTTATATAACGTAATAAACGAGTATGCCAAATACTAAAAATTTCTTTACCATGAAAGAACAATTCATTATTTTGAGTTATTATACTCTCAACAACTTGTTGTTCAGTGGATAAGAAACCTGAAGGTATACACATAAACATAGCTTTCACAATTGATGTCATCTCTAAAGGGCATGCATACATGCCTATTTCATCCTCAAAACGCCATATGCGTTTTAAAAAAGAAACTTCATCAAAAGTAATATAGGGTTGGGACACCCTACCTTTTTCTGCCATAGTATATGTAATACCATATTTAGCTAAATTGTTCGAAATAGCAGTGTGATTAAATTTTGGATAAGCATTAGAAACACTCATCACATTATCATCACCATATGTAACTAATCGAACAGCATTAAAAAATTGCTTAGCAGTTCTATACACTTCTTCAACACTCTTAACGTCAGGATTATGACATAGTACAAATACTATCATCATTAAAATATTATTTACCAAACCATTAATTAGTACTGTCAAAGCATGTCCTGACGGATTTACTCCATGTGCCTGCAATAAATCACCAAAATAATCAATCATCACAAATACCAAATCATTTTTGCATACTTCCATATATTTCAAATGCTCACTATTTGCTCCTAAAGAACGTGCTAACATAATAATTAAATCATAAGCACCCAGTAGAACATTTGTATCCATAGTTGTGTCAAAGTTTTTAAAATCTCCAGCAATAAAATTTGGGTGTACATGAAGATACTTATGCATTTGAGTCCACTCTTCACTCATTGCATTTATCCCAGGTGCTTGCATGAATAATTCAGAATTATTCTGGACTAAACGTGCAAACCATAAAAATAATTGACGTTGAACTATGATAAATCCCATAGGACCACCAAAAAACACACGAGTGTTCATTGCTAATATTTTTGCCCAGGTTCGAGCCTCATCCTTGAATACACTTGTGAATACAGGATGAGCTCTATATCCTTTTGAATAACGATCAAAAATTGCTTCAACATCCTCAGCAATATCATCATTCAAAATCAGTGTTGACGACCAATCACCCTCAATTAAGGGTGTTAGATGTTTCTTCTTAGATTCACGATAGGGAAATCCTGCACTCGATTTTACATTAATTCTATCAACAAATCGAACTCCAGGTGTGCCATTAACTGCTGTTTCAATGTCATACATATGACAACAGTCTCTGGCATCCTCTGGAATACCATCCAAGAAGTGTTCATGAAGAGCTTTAATAACACCTTTTATAAGAAAAGATTCTATTGAGCAGTTCTGCTTAGCAAAACTCTTTAAATGTTCTCTTACAGGGCGCCATCCATTCATATTAGGCTGCCCATGCGTTTGCACAAAACCATCAGCCTCTAATAAAGGAGCTAATAAGGTTCGGCAAACACGAGATTTGGCTTTACATCTGAAACCATCAAAAGAACCATACACAGTCATGGTCCCATCATCTTCAATGAAACGCAAAGGGCTCTTAGTGTGCAACTTACCAAGTTTTCCCACTTTACCACCTGTCAAACGTGGAGAATGAGGGTTTACACAAGCAAGAACTTTAGATTCTAATGAGGTCACATCAACGGCTGCCATTAGGTTACCATTAATCCAATTGTGCATACCTACAAAAACTGGTCCTGATGGAGTGAGAGCAAAAATCATACCTCCACAATCACCTTTCACAGTCAAAGTTGAAGAACGATACGTCCATCCAGGTAATTGCTTTTCGAAAATATCATCTTGATAAGTCAAATCTTTAAGCTTCAATTGCTTATAACTCCCATCTCGAATCTTTCTCACCAAAATGCCATCACCTCTAAATTGTTTCAGTGACGGTGGGGGTAGTGAGAGTACTAAATCCTTTTTAGGTGGCGCAGCTCGCACACATACCAATGATAATTCAGAATTAAAATCCTTCACATCAACTTCATCAATAATAGTGATGAAATTTTTTGTAATACCACTTGAATGCTCGAATTCAAAATTCACATCAACAATTTTTGCCACACGAATGATATGTGTGGGAATCAACATCATGTTGCCACTAATGAACAATCCATTTCCAAGTTGCGCATCAACGTCGGCTCCCCGTGGTTTAACTGCCACATGAACTATATTTGAATCATAAAACTCAAGAACTTTATCAAATGATTGATTCTTTAAAGAGGAAGCATGTAACGGAATATCAAAATTATCTACTATATAATCTTCCTTCTTCCACACATTCTCCTTTTCATTAGAGGGCGCCAATCGCATAAAAGAAGCAGCTTGTCCTTGATGTTCCTCCGATTGGAAAAACATACGATATATACCATACAAAACTACAGACAACGTCCCCAATGCTGCCACCAATATCATAAGTGTTTTTGAGCCACCTAGCGCTTTATAAACTGCTTTACCAGCTGAACGCATCATGGTTGGCATATCATCTAACACTGAACCTGCCCAAGCCAAGGCCGCAAAATTAAAATAGTGAATAGTATGATCCAAATAATCATCAGCTCCTACACATTTCAAAACCTTACGTGTGCTTTCAATAGGTTGCATGACTGTTTTCGTTGAAGCTGCCATCATCAAAAAACCCACTGGGGTCATTGAAAAACACAAGCCAGCTCCTACAGCCAATCCTGTAGTGGTATAATCATAAGCTTTCCAAACAGATTTTGTTCTGTCACTTAACCATAATGACCAAACAGCTTCAGATTTTGTTTTTGTGGCATTCTGAAGCATCAATAATGTTAAAGCTGCTAAAGCTACTACAAAAATATTTTCATCACCATGTCCAAATTTATCTCGTAATTTAACACAAAAATCTGAAGGGACAGTATACAAATAATGTTTCCAAAATGCACATGTAATGATAGTTGAAACCCAAATTGTGGTCCACAAATCTTCCATCCAAAACCTAACTTCACCCCAAAAGGGTCTTTTCACTCTTTGAATAAAAGATTCAACCTCTGATTGTGATATAACAACAGTTTGCGGAATTTCACATATAGATGTAAAGTTACACAACATATGATTTTTGAAATCACCTAAGCCTGCTTGCTTTACCAAGCTTGGGCAAGTGTGATTTCCTGCTGGCAATTGACATGTATCACATAGTGAAACAGACTGCAATCTCTTCTGTGATGAAAGCATCAAGGCTTGATCAACCTTATGCTCTAAAATTGCAGTTCGTAACCATGTGAGATATTCAGGCATACGTATATTCACTAAAGGTTTTCCTTGAAATAAAAAAGGTTGGAAACTACATGTTTCTTTACACATATTTTCAGGATTATTAGTATCAACAGTTGGATCCTTAGTGACATATGCACGTTCCACACGAATATTCCACCAATCTGGAAAAGCATCATCTGCATGTGTGCATTTCGAAGAATCAAGAAAACCTTGATCATTCCTAAATTCAGGTAGCACTTCAACTGCAACACGATACTTACATCGACGAAAAATAGCTGCTGTACTATTAAAATATTGAGGAGCATTCAAATCCATAACATTTGATGTTATCTGAACTAAATCAGCAAAGACAGGAGTACGTCCTTTATCTTCTAATGCCGCTCGCACAGGCAAAAATGCTTGATTATTGATAATTTGAATGATTTCTTTAATTGAGTCATCAATACCCATAACCTTTGATGCTTTAAAACAACCAGCATCATCTATAAGAATAGCCCACATATAAGATTCATAACCATCCCAATATTTATTAACAGCAACACGAGGATATGCTGGTGTGCTCAAATCTAAATCTTGCAGTTTTCCAAAGAAACATCGATTAATTTCAACAAGTGTTGATTTTGCAATATTACTGGTACCACACACAAAGAGAGAAAATGGGGTCTCTCTTAATTCTGCACACGCAGTCACACCTATAAACTTCTTCTCCAAACCTTTAAGTTTCACTAAATGGGCTTCAACAAATCGTATACATTCCTTATGTTTACCTCCGTATTTACGTAAGGTTACAATCATATCTTCACCATTAGTGATTGTTTCTCGAAGTTTCTTTAACCAATTTTTACGATTAAAAATTGGCGTATCAACATCCATTGACTCGCGTTGAACTTCCATTGCAGTGTTCATCCATGCTTCATAATTATCCTCAGAGTGAAATAAAGTTTGCCATTTGCCAGTTGTGCACACTTGAGTTAAACGTTGAACAACAAACTCTATAGAAGTACAAATAGTTCCTACAAAATCAACTTTCGTACAAAAATCAAAAACTTTGGTTGTTTCAAACCATTGTTTCGATTCTTGCATTTTTTTCATATCAAATTTGTGCACAATAGCACTCGACACAACACCAAACATACGGAAACATTCTTTCCAAAATTTGGAATCTTTAATATTTTTCCACCACATACCAAATTTTTGATATGTGATTGGAACACCATCTTCAAAAGCACCTTCATTTGCCTGATGACAAAATAAATTTTCATCATCTTTAGCAAAAAATGATGACATATGGGATAAATATTTAACCCAATCAGCACGTCTAAAATATTTATTGAAAAGCAACAAAGTTGCAGGTAACATATCTCTTTTTGTAGTAACTTTACAAAAAGAAATGGCATATAAAAACAGATCAATCGCAACTTCATTGTTATTATTGACAATATCAAGAAAGGAACCAGTACCAGCCTGGTGTTCCCATTTATGATCTTTAAAATTTCGCATTTTTTCTATATATTTCTTACGATTACTTTTCTTCTTAACATCAGTTAAATAAGCTTTCGTCTTCTTATAAGATTTTTGTGGGGCTCCCACTTCAGTTTGCAAGACGTTACCTTGACATCGATCGTTCTGGCTTTGGTTTGTCATCATGCTTAGGACAGAGGGGGGGGGGGTGCACAGGTCATTTTCCATAGACAAGGCATACGGCTACACATTAGTTTTACATCACATAGCTTCGGGATGGATAGATATCAATAGAAAAGGGGAAGGGTGCTAAATCTTCCGACGCTCAAAGTAACCCAATTCTGACATATACATTCAATATTTGATGGTAATTAGTCATCAGCTATTAAAACATATACCTAAAATATATAACAAACACTCTATAGTGTTTGCAGATGTAATTTTTATACGTATAGGTTAAAAAGACTCAGGAGGAGTACTATACGGTTAATTGTTTTATAAAAGCGAAAGCATAGGGGGTCTAACCCTTTATTGCCGAAGGAATGAGAGAAGTCATTCCAATTGACCACAGACGGTCTCAAACGGCGTTCTTTAAAAAGTAAATTAGATACTCATTTCATTGTACCTAAGATAAAAGAAAAGTTAATACTATTAATGTTGATAATAGTATAAAGGGTGTTAATGAATAATTACAAATAAAATATAAATAAAACAAAGTTCAAGCATTAAACTCTAAAATTATTTGAAGAAATAATTCTTATTATGTTTTAAAAATATAATATTCTAATTAAAGGGATACTATGGGATTGGTAGTCTGGACTAATTTTCTTGAAATATAAACGCTAGTAACATTACATGTTTAATTCACTTAACAATATCGTATCACAATGTGTTAGCGATAAAATTAAGCTTCAAAGAGCACATAACATTATAAGTTTTACATCACAATACATGAAACTAACAGCACATCGAACTGTTAGCGGTTCTATAAATAGAACACTTTATGACATCTTCTTAGACTAAAAAGATTGTCAATAATATGGAATAAAATTC